GTTGGGACGCCATTGTTATTCCACACGCGCCCGTTGACATGTGGATCGGCCGTGGGGGCGATGAACACGGTCACGTTCCGACCGGTCGGACCAGTGGCGCCAGTGGCGCCCACGGAGCCCACAGCCCCGCGCAATCCAGTGGCACCAGTTGGGCCAGTAAAGCCCGTTTTACCGGTCGGTCCAGTGTTGCCCGTGTTGCCCGTCGAGGGACCAGTCGGTCCAGTCGGCCCGGTAATGCCGGCATTAGGACCAGTCGGTCCCAGCGGGCCACCAGGGCCCGTTTGACCAGCGAGACCAGTCGGCCCAGTCGGGCCTGTAGCTCCCGTAGGGCCCTGGAAACCTACCGATCCTTGGGGACCGGTGTTATTGCCGGTCGCCCCCGTAGGGCCCGTGATACCCAATCCGCCGGCGGGGCCAGTCGGACCAACGTTCGAACCAGTCGGACCCGTGGGGCCAGTATTACCGCCGACCGAGCCGGCCGCGATGGCATCTACGACCTGCTTTAGGATTGGACCGACTGTGTTGCGGTCGTAGTCGAACGAGCCTGTAATGGTCATGGCCGGGTCCTTGAAACCTTCGCGCGGACGTTATCTGGACTTAGTTTCCGAGCCGTTAACAAGCCAAAACGGCTTCGGCATGTTGTCCAAAATCGCTCGGGGGAGCACCGGGATCGGCGCTTTGTATTCCACCTTGGAACGCAGATCGTGCAGCCCCGGTGTGGACACACGATTGTCAAACTCGCTGGCGCCGGGGATCGGCGCGATGTGATCGAAGTCGTAGTCGAACTCGCGCTCCCCGATAGCGTCATGGATCATGTCAAGCGTCATGGCCGGCCGCATAGTGAGATCATTAAAGTTCACGATATGCAGCATGTGTCGGTGCGGGCCATAGTAGGCAGCTTCAAGCGCCTGAAGTGCGTACCCGAGCACACCGCCCTCAGACATAAGCGCCGAGACGCGCTGATACGGCGTCGTGTTCGCACGGCCGCCGTAAATCACGCTGGGCCGCATGCCATTTTTGAAGAATAGGCGCTCGAAGCTGTCGGCAATCATAGCCGGCTGACGGGCGCACACGATGACCTTGCTATCTGGGAAGCATGCGAACAGGATCGGTAAATTGTTGCACCAGCGCCGATTGTTGTCGAACACCACGGCAGCGCCAGTGTGTTGATAGAAATTTTCGAAGATACCTCGCACCACGCGTCGGCGCTGCTCGTCGCTGATAAATATTTCGGCCTCGTTGGCCGGCCCCATAGCTGTTACCGCGTCGGTAACAACTTGGCCGACCGGGGACATAATCGAGGCGGCGAACCGCGGGTTCTGACGCAGGATCGAGGCGAGCAGGGTCGAGCCGCTACGCGGTAGACCCGAAATGAAGTGGAGCTTCACAGCGCATTATCCTGGCCCCGGGCTGATCGGCTTCGCTCCTGGGCCGGGGGAGTTCCCAACGAGCGTCGCGGTTCGAGGACCGAGGCCACCAGCGACGAGCTTGCTCGGCTGGGAGCCCTGAGAGACTGCGGCGGCGCGGGACATGTCCATTCCTGGGTTGTTCGTGGCGCCCGGCTGACCGCCGTTCTCCCCGGGCATCGTGCCGATGTGCGTCGGCATGCCCTCGGGCATCCCCATCTGCGCAGCGATCTCGCCCGCTGTCAACTCTGTAGTGATCCTCTGAATGCCAGCTTCGACACCCTTCTGCACACCTTCCTCAATCCGCTGGTTCACAGGGCCATTTTGTTGCTGCTGCTCATGAGCCTGTTGCATGCGGTCGAGCACGTCATCAGGCGGCACGACGCGCTCGCCGTCCATACCGATATCCCGCGACACCGCCCGGAGCACTTCGCCGCGGCCCTTGATGCCGACGATGCTCATATCCACCGGGTTGTTGGTGGTCTGCAAGAACTCGATCTGGCGCTGCCGCATGGTCTCGCGCTGGATCGCGACACTCACACCTTGAACCGTGATCTTTTCCTCGCCGGTCAAGATGCCCGTGTTGTCCGTGAGCATGATCAAATCGGCGGTCTGTGACAACGCCGGCTCCATCACGTCGCGGTCGATATTCGCGCTGACCGTCTGAAGGATTTTCGACGCGTTGCCCATCAGCATCGCGAGCCCAGACGCCGTTCTGCCAGCCCCGCCGACACCGGCCTGCCCGCCGACATATTTCGGGATTGCCGATACATCGTCCGCAATCGAAATAATTTCCTTGTAGCTCTGAAGCAACTGCTGGGCGTTGCTCGTCGGCATGAAGAAGCTCACCGGCGGCTGGCTGCGTCCCGCCACCGGATCGTTGCGATAGTGCCATCGTTTCCATGGGTAGAGTTCATCCCCGTTCTCGTCGGGGCTAAACATTTCGTCGTTGATGACGACCTGGGGGCCCGAAGCGATACTGGTGTTGTTGACGAAGGAACGCAAAAGGGCGTTCGCCGTTTCCTGAAGATCGGCCAAGAGATCGGTCAGCGAGTTGCCAACCGGCGTGCCCGGCACCTTTTCAAAGCTCGTAATAAAGTACGGATGCCGCTGGCGCGGTGACGGCGACAGGCGAGCCTTAATGACGTGACTGCCGATGCACCAAACCTGCACCGAATAATCTCGAATTGGATCAGGAACGGCCAAGCCATAATCCTGAAGGATACGACCTTGGACATTCCCGTTGAACTCCATCATGGAGATCATCGCGGACCGGTTCCAGGCCGGGTTCTCGCGGCTCTCCAATACCGCGCGCTCGGCGTCGGTGGTGTCCCAGTTATCATACAGGCCGCCGCGGCCGTACTCGTCCAGCACCGCGCGCACTTCGTCATGGTCATAGCCGGGCAGGTCGAGCAGATCGTTAAGCTCGGCGCGAGTTACGCGCAGCTTCTCGATCACATTGGCGTTCTCGATATCGGCCACACCGGGCGTGAACCAGATATCGAACGGCGACACCCGGTTCCAGGTCAGGCGGGGCTTCTGGACAATCTGAGGCATCCCGCCGCCGGGCGGCCACACGACTTCCGGCAGCACCTTGACGACTGGGCCCTTGAGCACCGCAAACGGGAAGATTGGCAGGTCCACAATGAACTCGGCCAGTGCGTGATAGAAGCCGCCTTGTCGTAGAATATCCTCGATTTTGTCCTAGCTGAGCCGAGCTTGTTCCACCGCCTTCTTTTTGGCAGCGTCCATGGCACTTTCCAAAAGGGCAGTTCGGCGCGCCTGCACGTCAGTCGGGTTCGGCGGCTTGCCCAACTGTGACATGACCATTTGCTGCTCTTGCTGCATCAGAGCGTCGATGGACTGGACGATCTGATCCGGAACCTTGGGCTGCGCCGGCGGCCGTACGGACCAAGGCCGGTCCGGGCCAAGATACACGTCACGCAGGAGGGAGCTTGCCGAGCGGCACTTCTGCGCGATCACGCGCGCGTACACCTGCGAACCACCGAATTTGCGAATTTCCATCAGTTGGGTCTGATCGTACTGACCGTTGAAGACCCGCAGGGACTGCAACAGGCGCTCGGACCAGCCAGCGGCCGTGTTCCGATGGTTCCGGAAAATCTCGAACTGCCCCTTAATGTACGAGACAAGCTGCTGCGGATTGTCCTGGGGCTGCGTCGCCGTGCTGTTCGCCGCAGCATCAGACGCACGTTGCTGAAGTTGCTGTTCGAGTTGAGCGGGCGGGATGACTTGCAGGACGCCCTGCTGCCCGAGGGCCATGTCTGACATTGCGAACCTTCACTGCGCAGTGAATTTTCGCACCGTACAGATACCACGTTGACCGTTCGTTAACGGATGCGGGGTCTTCCTGGCACGCCATGAGTGAAGACGAAGCCCCCCTGCTGGTCGGCCTTGCTCCGGAGCCCGCAAAAACCACTGCCGCGCCCGTACCTGTTACCGCGCCGGTAACATTTCCGCGCGACTTTGGCATCCCGCAAATGAGCGCGCTCGCCGCCGAGCTTTCGCGCGAGCTTTACTCTGTGGATGACACGCTGCGCGCGCACCACATCACGCGTGCCCAGTACGACGTATTGCTCAAAAACGAGCAATTTCAGAAGATGCTCGAACAAGCGTCAAAAGAATGGAACGCACCCACCAACGTCAAGGAAAGGGTTGCATTGCAGGCCGCGCTTCTCGTAGAGCGAACCTTGCCGACGGTCGGCGCCCGGTTGGAAAACCAACGTGAGGACCTGCCGGCGGTAGTGGAGGGACTGAAACTTGCAGCGAAGCTCGGGGGCATCGGAGAAGGAGCCCAGCAAGCTGGACCGCAAGAACGGTTCGTCATCAACATTGATCTCGGCGGAGACAAGCTCACCTTCGACACAACGCGTCCTGTCCAAGTCCCGGCTCAAGAGGGGCCCCGGCTACTGGAAGCGATGGAGCCGAGTGTCAAAGATCGAGGCACAGTGGCGCTACAGGAAGACGCCGAAGGGCCAGGAAAATCACCGCCGGTACAATCAAAGCCCGAAGGGACGAGAGAGGACTAGAAGATGGCGCCGAAAACCAAGACGACAGAAGAACTCCTGCGCGACGCAGAAGCCCTTATCCGGCAGAAAAATATTGAAAATAATGCCCTGAAAAAGGCGCTGGACGCTGCCCGCACCGAACAGGACACCGCCGAGCTTATCCGCAAGCAAGTCTTCGGCCTCTCCGAGTACAGCCCGCAACCGCCCGAGTGGCTGAGCGGCCGGGGCATCAAGAACGGCGAGCGCGGCGGCCCGGTGCTCATGCTCAGCGACATTCATTATGGCGAGCGGATCAATCATGACGAAACCGCCGGCATGAACGAGTACAATGCCAAAGTGGCGGCGGACCGGATCAAGCGGCTCATGCTCACAACCATCGACCTGTGCGAGAACCACATGGGCCGGGCGAACGTGAAGTACCCCGGGCTCGTGCTGTGCTTCGGCGGCGACATGATCGGCGGGGATATTCACGAGGAACTGTACGTCACCAACGACCGGACCCCGATCCAGTCGGTGAATGAACTGACAGATATCCTGGCGGCGACGATCAAAACGGCGGCCGACTTCTTCGGCCGGGTCTTCGTCCCGTGCGTCGTCGGCAACCACGGCCGCAGCACACACAAGCC